AAGGAACTTTGGGATCAGCAAGAATTCCCATAGCTGTCTGTGTGTCACTAGCAGTAGCACGTGTAACAGCTTTGTTTTGAATATTCTTAGTGAGGGTATCTCCACCAGCTTCTCCCTCAGCCATCATCATCTGGAAGTTCTCAACAGCTTGATCTGGCTGATCGGATAGAAGAGTTGTTACAGCTGCACGATTACGTACAGCAGCAGTTGGCAACTTCAATCCTTGTGCTGGATTGTTTTGAAATACATCTAATTCATTTGGGTTTTGTTCAGTACCCAACAAACTGTCAAGAGAAGTTTCTTCCATATTACGATGTAGTGTCAGTAGTATTCTTGTTTGCTTTAGGAGCCAGTGACGAAGCAAAGATACTGGTGCTGAGAGAGAACAATGTTCCCATATTCTGAGCATCAAATCCAGCCATTTGTCCTGCTAGTCCATAATCAGCAGCTTTCTGATTGAATGCAGAGATTTCTCCACCACGCATCAAAGAGCCCATATTAGCACCTAGATTAGCACCAAGCTGAGTAGACAAGCTACCTGTTGCACCTGATACACCAGAGCTTACCAATGTACCTGAGTTAGTTGCAGATTGAATGATACGAGCACGACGTACACGTTCTTCACGAATCTGTTGACGTTGTTCAATTGCTGCTTGCTGAGCTTTCTCAGCTTCTGAGACAGAGCGTGCTTGACGTTGCTCTTCAGCAGCCATCTGCATCTGATGTTCTTGTTCACTACGGGCTTTCTCACCCTCGGAGTATGCTGTTGTAGCAGCCGCAGCCATAGCTGTTTGTCCAGCTGTAAGCCCACCAACTCCACCAGTTGCGTAGGCTAGTGCAGCTACACCTACGACTTTTAATGTACTACTTCCCATTCTATAACCTCGTGATATACTCCGTCAATCTCACCAGAGTTAATAACTTTACCACCAAACAAAAGAGCAAACTTTGGATTTGGTGTAGTAGTTACTACTTTCTTAATTTTGTGATGTTGAGCAAAGTTTAAAAATTCTCCAAAGACTCGGTATGATTTCTTTAATACTGATGGTTTCCAGTTAGTCACCTCACAGTGAAGGAACACTCCCTCACTGTTTGGTTCTATCTCGAACAGTACATCATCGTCTTTGTAATAAATAATCTTAAGTGACTTTATTTCCATTGAGAGATAAACTCCATCCAATGATACGACAGTCTTTACCTGCTTCTGTTTCAAAATACAGAGAGAAGGCTTTACCGCGTCCACGAAGTTTATTACGAGATGTAATAACTTGGAATCCAGTATCGAATGTATCTTCTGTACTTGTAGGGATATACTCTTTACGATAACGATAAGCTTGCATCAATGGACTCCACTTGTTAGAGTTATATCCATTAGCCCAATCCCACATTGTACGGATAAAGCAACTTGAAGCACCTTCAGGGTTCAAATTACTATCTACTCCATTCTCAGTACGAAGGAAGTGAACCGTTAGATAAGGAACTTGTTTAGCAATCGAAGAATCGTCAGCCGTATACGAACCAGTCTGTAAGAATGCTTTAGCATCTGTACCAATACCGTCTACGTTTTCCCAATCTAAGAAGAATGGGTTATTATAATATCCAAAGGTAAAGTAATTAATACCACCAGACTTAACAACACAAAGATAACGACTAGCTTGTAAACCAGAAGAACGACCTGTGCTTGGAACCAACACTTGGTTAGTTGCTGCAAACACTTGATCAATTCCTACTTGAACTTGCGTATTACCAGCTCCTGATTGGAATGGTGTGGATTTAAACACACTAAATACTTCAGCACTGTTATTAGCTAAGTTACAAATACGATTCACATAAAAAGCATTGATTGTCAAATCAAGGATCAGTTCTTTAGTAACTGAATCCGCAGTAAATGCTGTTCCTTCTTTATACAACCAACGAATACGTTTACCTACTGAGTCATAAGCACCAATAGATGCTTGACGAGAAGTTGTAGGAATATCTTCATAGAATGTTTGGATAGTCTGCTGTGTAATGTTATTAACACCGAAGATACCAAATTGATCCTTAGATGCTACATAGATACCATCAATAGACCAATAGAATACACGTCCTGAATCAGATACAACGCTTCGAGCACTTAATGCACCAAAGTCAGAAATCTTTTCAACTTTAAAGTTAGTAGCAGAGAAACCATAATCACTACCACCAGTTAACGACCATACGCCGTTAGTACCAATAACCAACAAGCTACCTGATACGTTGATCATAGTAACCAGTTTATCTAGTCCAGAGATACGTACAAATCCACCATCAGTGTCAACAATATCTGAACTGTCTCGTGATGTAGGATCCCCTTCTTGATGGCATTTAACCATGTCTGGAAGGCTTGTAACAAGCTTAGAGAAGAAGATATAGTTAGAGAGTTCAGGACTACGCTTATCGCCACCAGTAACTGTACCAGTGAATCCACCGTAGAACACACGTCCAGCAAATTCTGTAACGCTAGTAGCTCCACCAGTTGTCTTATCAAGACCTGAATAAACAAGTGTTGTATAGTCAAGAGTTGGATACTTAGCTACGTTAGCTACAACAGCAGCATTACGTGATGCGTTACGATTCAACAAGTCGATAACAAAATATCCTTTGGCTGCTGTAATATCAGCACCAAGCTTTTCAACGTAGAGGTTCGTAAACATACGTTCATAAGGAGTCACACCAGAAGCAACTGGTTGGAACTGAAGACCAGTCCATACAGCTTCTTGGCTACTAGGATATACACCTAAGTCTGTCTTGTAGATTGCAGCAGGATCATCGAGAGTACCAGCTGCGTTCTTACGAGGAATACCCCAAGACTGATTGTATAAGTTATACCATTCAGCTGAAGTAAGTGTAGAAGAACGAAGAGAGGAATCAGCTTCACGAGCTGTAGACTCTTCCAAACCCCACACATCTCGTGTAAGAATACGACGTACTTCCTTAGAGAAGTTTGTACCATCGTATGTGATAATTGCTACGTCACCAGAACCATCTACAACAACCAATCGTCCATCAACAGATGCAAATGAATAGTCGTTAGATCCAGTGAAAACAGATGACAATTTACCTTTGTAACCAGTTGTACCAGATACAGCAGAAGCTTGCAGATCAAAGAACCACAAGTCGTTGTACATCTTAACAACAAGGAAGATTAAACTAGAATCACCACGCACGTTACGCCATTCAAACGTAATAGGTGGTGTAGCAGCTAATTGTGCATCTGTTAGGCCCGAATCACGGAGAACATATTCTGTCTCATAACCCATTCCCAATCGACGATCTCGTGTACCGTTACGATGAAGCTGAAAGTTTTCCTCAGCAGAGGAAGCTTCAGGAGGGAAGTTTACTGGACTTGCTTCAGTGATTAAGCCCTTGATGAAGTTTTTAAATTCAAGCTTTATCGACTGCTTTGGCATTGCTAACTTCCTTTACGGGTTTACTATCCAAATATTTGTCAATAGCTTGCTTAGCATACACAGCAGTTGTAAACAAGCTGGTGAGCACATCAGGCACTTTACCGCCTTTACCGTCAGTCACTACAGTCATAAGCGTAGGACTTTCCTTGGCGGGTTTGATTTGATAACCTTTATAAATTTGCATTATTTCTTACGTCCGTAATTAGGATACTGAATACCACCAGCAGCACGCCATGCTTTACGAGACAACCAACGTTGTTGACGTTGTGCTGTTTGTTCAGCTTTCTGATTAGCTACTTGTTTCAATACCAAGAAGGCTGTGCTCTTTGCTTCGGACAGCAAGGCAGGGAACGCATCAATAGGTAGCTCAGGGATTGCTTCATTAGAACGATTCCATACAGGAACCAAATAAGCCATGCACTGAGATTTACTTTGTTGGAGTGTGGTTTCTTTAGAGACTTCGTAAGCATCAGTTACGAGATATGTGTCATCAAAAGAAGTCCAGTATTTAGGTGGTTGATCATTGACAATAAGAAGCTTGGAACCGCCATAATCCACGACGGTTGAAACATTGTCAAGCGAAGGGTTTCTAGTAGAAATGTAGCGCAAGAAAGCATCAGGGTCTTTGTAGACAACATCTTGCAATAGAGGGTCGGTAGTAGTTCCATTGTCATATTTAAACGAGGACAACTCTTTGAGGTTATCTGGCAAACGCAGATAGTTTGGTTTAGATGGTGATCCAGAAGATTCCAACTGAATCAATTTACGCATGAAAGGCCAATTACGATTTCCTAAGATTTCGTAATATGTAGTTTTGATGATCTGAGCTACTTGCTGTGCTTCAATTGTATCATCCAAACCATTAACTTCATCAGCATCCATATCGTTCAGAATATCCTGAACCATTTCAAGCAGCGTCATTTTCATATTAGTCAGCCTTAATCAGTTTTGCAGTCAAGTTAGCGTTATGAACAAGAATGTTACCAGTGGTATCGGATGCAATAACCAATTGAACATAATCGTTAGCACTAAAATGAACTAGATCACTTGCTGCATATACGCTTGCATCACCGTTAGAATTTGATTTATTAATCACATACAACGTAGATGTATTAGTACCATTAACACGGAAGCGGAAAGCCACTTTAGCAGTGTTAGAAGGGAACGCTGTAACGTTAGCCCAGAAATTCAAATCATATACACCTGCTGTTGTAAATGTAAGTTTATTAACGCTAAACGTAATGTTGTCGTTAAGAGTGTTGACAAAGGGAGCACCAGAACCTGTAAGGACAGAATACTGAGAACCTGTATCAAGAGTAGTATCCGCAGCCGCTGTAATAGGGAATGGAACACTATTATCTGCAATCGTCATATTGGCAAATGCCGTATCACGATACAGTTTAAAACCGTTAGCACCGTCACTCACCAGTTTCAATCGAGCAATACCAGCATCACTTGTAATGCCTTTCAATGTCTCGATACCAACTTTTTTCCATGAGCCACTTCCTGATCCGTTAGCGAAATAAGCAGTATCTAGTACAGCGGAAGCAACTCCCTTGGATTCGTGAAGCTCTGCATCTGGAATATTTTTATGTTGAATACTCATTGTTTCTCCAGAAATAAAAAAAGGAGCACAAAGGCTCCTTTAGTTTGTGCTTATTAGGCTTTAGCCTTATTGAAGAATTCAAGCACGAGGGTTGCTTTACCAACACCAGCGGTGACAGTGGGAGATGTACCACCCAATGCAACACCAACCTTAGCGGCAGCAGTAGTACCAGTGCTAGAGTTAGTAGCCCAAGTACCAGCGCCAGCAGAGGCGGGAACTTTAGTACCAACAGCTTGCAATTCAGCTTGCGTCAACACGATACCGTTTGTAGCAACAGAACCCACTGCACCAATCTGCACAGTAGGAGAAGTACCACCCAAAGCGAAAGCTTCGTCCACGCGCAAATCAGCACGCTTAAGCAAAGCACCCTTAGGCAACACTACAGGAGGCAAGAAACCGTCGTTCAAAGAGTTGCCAGTCAAGACAACGCTCAGTCGGTAAATACTGCCGTCTTGGTCTTCGATACCCACCACGTTACCAGTGGTGCGAGGGCCATAGTTTTGAAACACGCCGATACCGGCTTGGTTTTTAAAAGTCATCTTATTACCTTGTAAGTAGAAGAACCCCTCAATTAAGAGGGGCCGTGTTAATTAGGAGTTAACAGCAGAAGTGATCACAACACCCAAGGTGTCCACGCGCTGTGTACCAAAGCCCCAACGAGCAGAGGTCACAAACTCATCACGACGCAAATCTTTGTTGCGTTCGCCTTCCACTTTAGGCATACGACGCCATGCAGCCATAATAGGCTTGGTGTTGTCGTCAGCCACGCTCATAAACACGTTAGCAACGCCGTTAGTAACAGTAGTAGTACCGTCACCCAACGAACCTGTAGCCAAACGGTTAGAGGTGATGATGTTCCATCCATAGAGGTTCATCAAGAAAGTGTGCTCACGATCAAAACCATTTTGCAGGATTTGTTGACCGAAAGGAGTCACGTCACGAGCCAAGCTCACAGTCTTGTCCAAAGTTGCAGCGCAGACAGGGTCAACGATTGCAACACGACCAGCCATAGGAACGTTAGCTTTGTCGAAGGCCAGCTTCATAGAGATGAAGTGGTTCAACGAAATCACGTTGTTGGTCTCAGCCGATGCGATACGGTGAGCGAAACCGTTCACTTGGTTAGCGTTAGCGTTCACTTGAGCGCTGTTACACTTAGCCAAGAAGCGAGTTTCAAAGATTTCTTGGATAGCACGAGTAGATTCGCTAGAGCGAGCACTCATCAAGGCTTCCACTTGTGCGCCATCTTCGCGCAATTCGTCAGTCACATACCAAGCATCGCCAACATAGTCAGTGATGGTCAGAGTAACTTCACCCGATTCAATTGGGCTGTAGTCGAAAGGAACTTCTTCAGCGCCGTCTTGGATGGTAACAGTACCCACAGTTTTGATGTGGAGAGTAGTACCAGAACCGAAGTCAGAGACGTTACGGAAGAAAGAACCTGGGAGCAAGCCGTCTTGCAGGTTACGGAGAATAAAGGCCGAATACTGTTCTGCTTCGATAAAAGCAGTAGAGTTACCACGGTTTTGAGACATTTAGTTGTCCTTATTTAAAATGTTTGAAATAAACTTTAGGATCGGTGAGATCATGTACAGTCAAACCTTGACTATGCAATTCGTCTACCATCTTACGAGCATTAGCGCTTTCAGCATTCAAATCAGCTGTAGTTGCACCAATGAGCGCAGACTTGGCATTCTTACCAATCAACGAGTCTTGTGCTGGTTGAAACGCAGATGTGTTAATCGAGCCAGCGTTATTTGGTTGAGGAGTAGGTGTAGAACCTTCCACACCAAGCAACTTCAACGCAGCTACGGGAGTCCGTGCAGCGAGGGAGTTGATCTCTTCCATTGACATACCAAGTTCTTTAGCCTTGCCGTAGAATACTTCTTCTGCTTTGTCGCCAAAAGCCTGTTTAACAGTGTCAACAACTTTAGAAAGGTTATTCTTAGCAATATCAGCTTGCTGAGCTTGCGTCAATGATTTAGAAACTAGGGCAGCTACTTGCTCTTCGGTCATTCCCTGTGGAGTAGGTGTACTCGGAGGTGTCTGTGACTGTTGAGTGAGAGTCTTTAAAGTCTCTTCCAGTTGAGTAATCTTATCTGCGGCTGCTCTCGCTGCAATCAACTCTTGTTCCTGCTGTCGTAGCTTATCGCTTAGCTGAGGAATATAATCTTGCGAGTGCTTCAACGCGTTCAAAGCGTCTTCAACTGTTTTGTACTTTTGCTCTCCACGTTCATTCTTAATACCAGTAAGCAGGTTGGCTAATTGGTCATTAGACGAAGGTGTTGGTGGGTTGCTGTTTCCACCATTGTTTTGATCCTGGGGTGCAGGAGCGTTTTGATTACCGAAAATCGAAGTCTGGTCTGACATTGATTAAATTCTTATACGTATAAAAAATTGGAGCGAACATCGGGGATCGAACCCGAGCTACTGACTTGGAAGGACAGTGTGCTACCTACAGACACTCTGCTCGCTCATTGACGTTAGAAGTTTAGCACTTCTTACCGCCACCTTTGCCTTTTTTCTTAGCCATAAGTTTCTCCGTTAAAATCTGTGGCGCATCACGAGAGATTCGAACTCCCATTACAAGGTTTTGGAGACCTGTGTGTTACCATTACACTAATGACACATTTGGCTGGCCAACGTGGGCTCGAACCACGGACAGGGTGATTAACAGTCACCTGCTCTACCAACTGAGTTATAAGCCAACATAACGTATTAATATATACTCAATATATTCTTAATCGTTCGTTACACTCACTGATTAAGTATTTCTAATATATACTAATAAAATACAAAGTATATTACTTCGTTTTAGTAGTTTTTTCGACTGATTCAGAAGAAATTAGTGAAATTACTTCATAAATAGCACGTTCGTAACCGATATAATCGGCTTGAACGTATGCCCATGAAGGAGATTCATACGAATTCTTTTGTCGTACTTCTCTACGTAATGCGTCTATTTTTTCTTCTAGAATTGCCGTAAGGCGTTCTCTAAGAAAAGCTGAGGCTTTAAAATCTTGAGTGATTTCCTCAGCTTTATCTTTTGAGAGTCCTTTAGTTAGGACAGTTTTCATTGAGTTACAGGCATTGATTGTTCAACCATCAAATCTTCTGAAGCTTGTCCAGCAAGACGTTGTGTTTCTTGTTGTTCAAACACTGCTACGTTAGGACGTACTAAGTCGTAACGAGAGAAGTTCAACAAGTCTTCCACAGTCTTAGCCAAAGCAACAGAACTGACGTGAGGAGAGATTTGAGCCCAGATTTGCGTATTAGCCAATCCAGTAAGGTTTTGTATCATTTGAGCTTGTGCAGCAAAGTGACGAGCACCAATAGGACGTAATATACCAGCAGCTGTAATATCGTCACGAGTGATCTCCATAAAGGATTTAACACCCAAGTCGTCATCAATGATGCGTACAACATCAGTACGATCCAGATTACGTTTACCGACTTCCAACATACCATTAAGAACTGGTTCAAGCAATTCAATTTCGAAGGTAGTAATTTTCTCTTGGAAGATACGTCCTGCTGCGTTCTGTAACTGTTGTACTTCAAAAGCTGTCTTCTCACCTGCTGAACGAATACCCATAGCTTCACGAGGAGCACCTGCGTATTGTTCCATACGAGCTTCAATCTTATCAATCCCTTGCTCAGCTGTAATCACCCATTGGACGTTACGAGCAAGTTCTGTGACACTACCGTTCTCATCAATGTGAATCTCTTCACCTGGACCGTAATTAAACTGTTCCACTTCTCCAGAAATAACCAGAGGAGGAAGTACAGCCAAGTCCATGGCATCAGCTTTCAAGTTCTCAAGATGGTCAATACGATATTGCATTCCCACCAAGTTCTCTAATGGCCCCATAGCCCACAAATTATCAGGACGGGTACGCCACCCTGCATGGTAGATTTGAGAGCGTCCATTCCAGCTTTTAATTGATTCATTACGGATCATAAACATACGATCAATAACTGTAATCACTCGGCCAGCTTGATACTCTCCAGTATCCAGATTGTGCATATCTCCGTGGAACTCTAGCATCTCAAAATAACCACTTTGTAAGTAGTCATTATAATTGCCAAAACCATCCACGTTAAAACCTTCTGCTTTATCGAGATCATCAAGACCAAAAGCATTACGATGCTTATTCATCTTGTCTCGTTTTTCCAAAGCCTTCTTCAAATACAAATTATCAGGACTTTCTTTAGCCATACGATGTAATTCACCGATTGGTTTCAGATAACGGATAATCTTAAATGAGTCTTGGAATGATTGAGCCAATGGATTAAAAACAATATCCAATGGGCTAATACGACGAAGACGAGGACCAATATACTGAGTAATCTTTTCTCCCTTGTCATTAGTGATGTAGGAAGCCTCAAAATCAACCGTAGCGAACGTATTACCATAATCGATATAGTCATATACGCATTTACTCATTTCGGTCCTAAAATGGCTTTCTCGCGTCTTGTTGCTCATATAAGCTTCAATCGCTTTAGCCTTCTTTTTAATACCATCTTTTTGTGAGTAACCTTCCCAACGAATCCATTCATCATTTGGAAATAATGCAGAGATATAATTGGAATGTAAGTTGTCACGAATCTGACAAAGCTTAGGAAGAGTTGTACTATTTTTCCAAGGAAGTGTTTGGTTGGAAGTAGTACGTGTATCTGTAGCAAACACATAATTGCGAATCTCTTTCCAGAGTTCAATCTTCTCTCGACGTTGAGAGTTATATGTATGCCATGTATGTGCAATATATTTGGCTTCGTTATCTTGACCAAATTTAACTGCGATTTCTAAAGGTTTATTTGCCATTTTTATCTGTACCTAACCCCGCCAAAACGTGGATTAAATTTAACAACATTGGAATATGAATCCTCTTGCTCACGAGAGCGTTTAGGTTTCACTGCAATTTCGACTGCACAAGCTAGTGCGTCTTTAATATCGTCATGGGCAGGACGAGCAAGAATCAATTCTTCTTCTAGCATATCGGTGTAACCACCTTTAAAATGCCAAATAGACTGGTTCTCATAGCGATGTTCCAAAGCTGAAGCAATACGCTCTGCTTTAGTACCTTCATTACGTGTAGGACGATGCTCATCAATAGATAGAGTCATTCCTTCTTCACGAAGTTTATCTTTTAAATCACGTACAATAACTGCCTGAGCTACAGTAACTTCAGCACGTAACTTACGGAATTCCCATTTAGAATGTAGAGCGGCAATCTGATTAAAATATTCAGAAATTTTATCACTCTTAAATACAGCAATATCAAGGACATAAATGAAATTATCTTCATCTACACCAATAACAACAATAGCTGTATTATCTGATTTTTTACTTAAGCTAAACGCAAAGTCAATAGCTGCGTAAACGTTAAGCTTTTTACGCTTGAAGTACCATGATCCATTTTCTTGACGAATAAACTTCTTGTCATAATATTGAAAACGGTTGCGGTCAATTCTATTAGAACCTGGATCATTAGGATCATTGTAATATTGAGCATAAAACTGAACACGATCTGAATATTCAGCTCTGATTCTAGCTAATACCTGTGCATCGAATCCAAAGAACTTACCATCAGCTCGCATAGCTTTAGGCCAAAGAAATAATCCATCTGTTTCAACAGCATATTCTTTAATTTCCCACACTTTAGAACGATCAACAACGTTACCTTCTGTATCGTATACGTCGTATTCCTGTGACTTCCATGTGGCATAAACATCAGAGGGATGGTAACGGGTTCCACAAGCCATTGTAAAACCACCTGCATTACGAATAGACGTAAACTGCGAGCTTTTCTTCATAACTCCGTCACGACCATCCTCTGTATATGCGTTTTCAGGGACTACTAAGTCGTCGGCAATAATAATATCTGCGTGCCAGCCAGTTGTGTTAGTTGTCAATCCAGCTGTGGACACTGTAGCATCACGAATGCCTTCTTGCTTACGTTTTAAATGGTCAATCGTAAACTTACGTTGGCTCCATTTCTCACGCTTACCCTCTTGGGGGTTGATATATTCAGGGAAGTAACGCTGAAATACGGTACTACCGAGAATGTTTTGAATTGCGTATAGCTGTGTTTCAGCTAATTCTGCTGTAGCGGAGACATACAGAATTGTAATCTCAGGGTGTCGAGCAATAATCCAAGCTGCCCATGTAGCCACCATATGGCTTTTCAAGTGAGCACGAGGAAGCATAATCAGTTTGTTACTGGTTAGCTGCTCATTGCCTCCGTACAGAGAATATTCTTGCATCCAAGTAAATAAGTCTTTGTGAATATCACCATAGACATAACCTGGATTTACTAATCGAGCAAAGAAGAAAAGATCATTAAGAGCGGTCTCACGAATCTGCTTGGCCTCATCAGGCATCTTTTCTAATTTAGCTTCTGCTTGTTTACGCCAGAGATCGTCTTCTGTCGCCATTAATTATCCTTGTTTTTGTTGAAACATTCGTACAACATCATCACCGTACTCATTCTGAATACGAGCTTGAATTTTCTTCTCATGCTCAATATCAGCGTTTGTAGGCCTTCCTGCTCCTCGTTGAGCCCATCCCCTATCTGCTACCCATTTAGCGGCTTGGAAGGTACCTGTACGGGCTTGAGCAAGCACATCTAGAATAGCTTGGGAGCGAAGTTTAACTTCAAGCTCATCACGCCACTCATCAATGTGTTTACGAATGATTTTATTCTCACACATACGTTGCCAATGTTTCCATCCTAGCAAGTATTCTGTAGAAAACTTATATTCTGTTGGATCTTCAGTTTCTAGATAAAGACGTTTTAAAGAAGGATAGATCGTACCATTATGTTCGTGATCTTGATCTTTCAATGTATATACGGCTTCTTCGTTATAGCCTAGTTCTAGAAACAACGATTGGGTACGAAATTTACCCATGCTATCGAGCATGGCACTTCTTTTATCATCCATTAAATTAACTCAAAATGTGGTCCATCAAAGAAGGTTTTAAAATCCCCACCCCAACGGATATTAACTTGTAATTCTTTTGCAGCTTGCTTCATTGCTTTAGCAATAGTAGCATAGCTTTGTTTATCCCATGTGATCTGTCCATCTCTCAATGCACCAAGATCAACAGCATCACCAGTGAGGTGTTTACTGTTCAGTGTTTGTGTAACCTTACGAGCGTAAAGTTCTTTTTGTCGTTCAAGGGTGCGAACACCCTCTAGGACTTTGAAATCAATTTCTGAAATCTGTATTGCTCGTTTAACTACATTCACCAAAGGATCTTTAACACCATTCATTGTGTCAATAGATTTTTGTGAAAGAGAGAATGTCATTTACTATTCCAGTTATTAACAATACGTTGACCAAATAAGAAACCAAATGCAATATTGGCAGCTTCTAAAGCTGTTGCATATACTGGAGCTGGAAGTCCTGTGATGAACATAGAACTAATTCCACAACCAATAACTGCTAACGCTCCAATATAGCGAGCAGAAGCGCGTAAATCCACCACCCATTGAGATGGCGTTCCAACTGGTTGATCCAGTAGTGCAATTGCTTTAATGCGTTCAACATCACTTGCATCTAGTTTAAGTTTGTCTTCAATGGTTGTAGGTTGTACGCTTCCAAACCATTTAGTAGTAGCTTGTTTGAGAGCCTCAGCTCCAATAGGAACTAAGGCACCAATGATTGATTCGATAATCATCTGTGATTCCACCACAGCACAATGGCTGTAAAAATAGAGCCAAGATATAGGATAGGCTTAACTACTTTAGCAAGCCACTCAAGAGCTGTAAAAGCTCCCTGAGCAGCATGAAAAGCATCAAGCATTTGCTTCATCTCATTTTTGATATGAAGTACTTCCTGTTCAACAATGATCAATCGTTCATATATTTCTGTATGACTGATTTCTTTGTTCATGGCTTAGGATATTTAGCTTTGACTGCTTGACAGTCAGAAATATATTTATTAATCTGCGCTTGATCACCTTTTACAATACCGTCAAGATATTCGGTAAAAGGAGGATATTCTACTAATCTTTTAAATTGATATGAAGTGTTATTAATATATTTTTGGACAATTGATTCATCATATTCAATTTGATTACCAAAATCATCAAAAGCTTCT